CTCCCCCTAGCGCGGCCGGGGGTTTTCGGCCCCCCCGGTCCGTCGCTTGCCACGCCCCCTATAACGCGATCCTAGGCCCGATGCCGCCACCCCCCATGAAACCCCGATGAACATCCGAAACCGCGTCAAATCGCTCCGCATGGTCCCTGCCAGCGACCTTCGGCCCAACCCGAAGAACTGGCGAACGCACCCGAAGGCGCAGGCCGACGCCCTCCGCGGCGTGCTGGCCGAAGTCGGGCTGGCCGACGCCTGCCTCGCCCGCGAACTCCCCGACGGCTCGCTGATGCTGATCGACGGCCACCTCCGAGCCGAGACGCTTGGCGACGGCGACGTGCCGGTGCTGATCCTCGACGTGAATGAGGCCGAGGCCGACAAGATTCTTGCCACGCTTGATCCGCTCGCGGCGATGGCGAACAGCGACGCGGCGAAGTTGGACGAACTGCTCCGCAACGTCGACACGGGGAGCGAGGCGTTGCAGCAGATGATGGCCGTTACGGCGGCGCAGGCCGGGCTGTACGAGACGCTTTCCGAAGCAGCCGAAGCCGAAGACGACGGCGACGGCTCACCCAACAACCCCTACACCGACAAGGTGGAGGTGCCTCCGTATGCGACGATCGGAGACAAGCCTCAGTTGTCTCAGTGCTACGACGACGAGTATTGCGGCAACCTCCTCAAGGCAATCGACGCGAGCGACTTGCCAGAAAGCGACAAGCACTTCCTCCGCGCTGCCGCATACCGCCACGTCGTGTTCAACTTCCAAGAGATTGCCAACTACTACGCACATTCCGGTGCACACGTTCAGCGTCTGATGGAGGACAGTGCGCTCGTGATCGTTGACCTCGACGCAGCGATCAAGAACGGCTGGACGCGGCTCAGTCAGTCACTCGACGCAGCGTACTCCGCCGAAAAGGAGACTGTCGATGCCGAGTAAGAAGAAGCCGAAGCCGCGGAAGTTTGCCACGTTCATCCTCACTCACGGACGTGCTGACAGTGTCATGTCGTACCATGCCCTCAAGAAAGGCGGGTATACAGGCAGGATTTATCTGCTCGTTGATGATGAGGACGAGCAGCTCCAGAAGTACATCGACAACTACGGCGATGAGGTGATCGTCTTTGACAAAAAGAAGGTCGCAGAGTCGGTCGACGCGTGCGACAACTACGGCAAGCGAAACTCGGTGGTGTTCGCCCGCAACTACAACTTCGCGATCGCGCGTGAGCTTGGCCTGACTCATTTCTGGCAACTTGATGACGACTACTCGCAGTTCGGTTGGGCGATGAACAACGATGGTGACTACATCACATCAAACGTTGTGACGCACAATCTTGACCCGATTATCGAAGCCTGCTTGAACTTTCTGGACGATTCATCTGCGACGTCAGTTGCCTTCGCTCAAGGCGGCGATTTCATCGGCGGCGGAGAGGGGCGTTTTGCAAGGTTCGCTAAGGAAGGCCGGTTCTCGCGCAAAGCGATGAACAGCTTCTTCTTCCGGTCAGACGCAAAGGTCACGTTCCGCGGTCGCGTGAACGACGATGTGAATCTGTACGTCGAGTGCGGGAGGCGAGGAGAGTTGTTCGTCACTCTCCCGAGGCTTCGCCTATGGCAGCCGCAGACGCAGGCTGAAGCTGGTGGATGCACAGACATCTACCTTGAGATGGGGACGTACATCAAATCGTTCTACTCAGTCCTAGTTGCTCCGTCGTGCGTGAAGATTGCCACGATGGGAGGCAAGCATCGTCGCATTCACCACATGGTTCAGTGGAAGTACGCCTGCCCCGAGATCGTTGACGAGAAGTATCGAAAGGAGCTGGCGTGATGGCTGGGAGGCCCAAGAAAAGCATCGTCACCCTGCTGGCTCAGATGGGCCAACGCAACGCAAGGATGCTCTCGCGCAGCCGCGGGCAGCGGCCGAAGCCTTTCTTGTTCACGAAGATTCCGAGAACGGCGTCGGAAAGTATGCACGGGGTTCTTTCTGAGAGCGTTCTTGACTACGTGCGAATCAACCAGCCAGATCACGCCAGAAGTTTTTACCTCCAGTATCCCGGCTCCACCGTCTCCGTTTGCCACAACCACACGCCGGTCGCTGCCCTCATGCGGAACAAGTGCCTGCCCCCAGCGGAAATGAGTCGGCGGTTTAGTTTCACGTTCATTCGAAACCCGTGGACGAGAGTGCTGTCGGTCTGGAACCTCCTGAGCGCGTGGGAAGCCAACGGGAAAAAGACGCTCGCTCACGGGTGCCGGACGCTTGATGAGTTTGTTCACATGCTCCGCAACTCGCGGTACGTGATGACCCAGCCGTACTCGTTGAAGTTCTTCCTCACCTCCCACCAGTGGGCGTGGGTGTCTCCAGAGTTCTCGTATGTCGGTAGGTACGAGCACGTCCAAAAGGACTGGGCGGCGGTGAATGCTGCCATCGGAATCAGCGTGCCTCTGAATCGCCACTCAAAACTCTACAACAAGACAGCGAAGATGGCCCTCCCGGCAAAGCAGCAGTATTCCAAGGAGTCCGCCGACATCATCGCGTCGGTCTACTCTGACGACTGTTTTCTCGGCGGCTATGACTCCGTAGATTCGCCGTGCAGTATCTCGTCAGATGAGATACTGCAGCGAAGCAAAACTATCTGGTCGCGAAAGACCGCCTTGATTTCTCGGCGGCAGCCCCGATGAAAGTCGACTACCTTGTAGTCGGCTCTGGCCTCACTGGAGCGGTGATAGCCCGCACTTTGGCCGACGCTGGCCGCGATGTCTTGGTCGTGGATCGTCGCAACCACATGGGGGGCAACGTCCACGATCACGCTCATTGTTCGGGTATCCGAATCCACACCTACGGGCCGCACTACTTTCGCACGTCGTGCGACCGCATCTGGGAGTGGGCCACGCGATTTGGGGAGTTCTTCCGGTACGAGGCCGCGCTGCTATCGGACGTTGACGGCAACCTTGTTTCGTGGCCGCTTGGGCAGTCTTACATCACTCGAAACGTCGGTGATTCGTGGGCACCTGAGTTCGCAGGCACGCCAGTGAACTTTGAGGAAGCGGCCCTGTCGATGATGCCGAGAGTCGTATACGACAAGTTCGTGAGAGAATACAACGAGAAGCAATGGGGCGTGCTGTGCAAAACTCTTGACGCAAGGCTGTGCAGCCGCTTCGACGTTCGGTCAGACGACGACCCTCGGCTCAAGCCTCAGTCAAAGCATCAGGGCATCCCTGTCAACGGCTATGCCGAGTGGACGCGGAGGATGCTCGACGGCATCCCCGTCATTCTGAACTACGACTACCTTGAGCGAAGTCGCGAGATTGAAGCGAAAAGATGCCTTGTGTTCACGGGGGCGATTGACGAGTTCTTTGGTTTTGACATCGGCCGCCTCCAGTATCGAGGGCAGCGACGCGAGCATCGCTACGACCCCAACGCGAACTACATTCAGTGTCGCGGGCAGATCAACAACCCGACGCACGCAGGCGGGCCGCATATCCGAACGCTGGAATGGAAGCACATGATGCAGCCTGACATCGCCAATCGGATTCAGGGCTCCGTGATTACAACAGAGACCCCGTTCACGCCGGACAGCCCGTCCGATTACGAGTACCCGTTTCCAGATGAGGCCAACGATTCGCTATACAAGAAGTACCGGAACCGCGCTAACGCGACGCCAAGGGTGCTGATTGCTGGCAGACTCGGGGAATACCGCTACTACGACATGGATCAAGCAATCGGCAGAGCGATGACACTTGCCGAACGGCTACTGGAGAACTGACATGGGCAAACGCGGCCCCGCACCCGAACCGTCGATCCTGAAATACATTCGCGGCAATCCGTCGAAGGCGGCGCTGCCGACGAACGAGCCGACGCCCGACCTGCTCGACAAACTAGACCCGCCCGAGTCGATTGCCGAAGACCCGGTCGCGGTGAAGAAGTGGAACGACACCGTGCCGATGCTGCGGCGGATGCGGGTGTTCACCGAGGCCGACATCGACGCGTGGGCTCTCTATTGCCACACATGGTCTAAATGGCTGGAGGCCCGAGACAAGTGCAAGCAGTTCGGCCGCGACAACGTGATGATGGAACCCGATCCGAACCGCACGGACGGACGGCTGCGGATCAAGTGGACGCAGCCGCACTCATGGTCGGTCGACGAACGGTCGCTGCGTGGCGACCTGCGAAGGATGCAGCAAGACTTCGGCATGACGCCAAGCAGCCGGTCACAGGTGAGCACGCATGGCAGTGAAGAAGCAGACCCGGTTGCCGCCTACGCTGCGAAGCGACGCCGCACGCCTGGGGCTTGACTACTACTTTGACCCTGAAGCCGCGCAGCACGCCGTGAACTTTTTCGAGGGCTGGCTGCGGCACAGCAAGGGGAAGCACGCGGGCCAGCCGTTTGCCCTGCTTGAGTGGCAGACGGTGATGATCGGCGAGTTGTTTGGTTGGAAGCGACTCGCCGACGATACCCGCCGCTATCGCGTGGCCTACATCTCCACGGGGAAGAAGCAGGGGAAGTCAACGCTCCTCGCGGGCATCGGTCTCTATCTGCTCGTCATGGACGGGGAAAACGGGGCGGAAGTCTACGGGGCGGCTGCGGACCGTGAGCAAGCCTCGTTGGTCTACAGGGAAATGGCGTCGATGGTGCGGGCGTCGCCGCAACTCTCCCGCGTGCTGGAAGTCATCGACTCCCGCCGCACGATCGCCTACCGCAAGGAGGCGGCGTTTTACAGGGTACTCAGCGCGGATGCCTTCAGGGCGGAAGGGCTCAATATTCATGCCCTCTTATTCGACGAGTTGCACGCTCAACGCGACCGCCGTTTATGGGACTCGCTTCGCTACGGCGGCGCGGCCCGAGAGCAGCCGCTCCTTGTGTCGGTGACGACGGCTGGTTACGACCGCAACTCAATCTGCTGGGAGCAGTACAACTACGCTCGCGCCGTGCTGCGGGATTGGACGCATGACCCGACGTTCTTTCCGTGCATCTACGAGGCCGAGGAATCGGACGAATGGACAGCCGAGGCCACGTGGCCCAAGGCGAATCCGTCGTGGGGCGTGACAATCAAACCGGAGGACTTCGCCGCCGACTGCCGCGAGGCCCAACTTTCCAACACGAAAGAAAACTCGTTCCGCCGCTACCGACTCAACCAGTGGACGCAGCAGGACACGCGCTGGATTCGCATGGAGGCGTGGGACGCTTGCGACTCAGAGCCGCCCGGCCCGCTCGACCGGCGGGAGTGCTGGTGCGGCCTCGACCTTGCGACCACCTACGACACCTCGGCGTTCGTCGCGGTGTTCCCCGCCCCCGACGGCACCTACGACGTTCTGTGTCGGTTCTGGATTCCGGGGGACAACGCACAGGAGCGGGAGCGGAAGGACCGCGTGCCGTACGTGTCGTGGGCGAAAGACGCGTCCACCGGCCTGACTATGACGGGCGGGAACGTGACGGACTTCGACGTGATCCGCCGGGACATTGTTCAGTTTTCCAAGCAATACAACGTGCGGCAGATTGCCATCGACCGGTGGAACGCCACGCAACTTTCCCTGCAACTGCAAGGGGACGGGCTCGACGTTGTAGGTTTTGGACAGGGCTACGCCAGCATGAGCCCAGCCGCGAAGCAACTGGAAAACCTCATCGCATCGGGGAAGCTCCGGCACGGCGGTAACAAAATCCTCGGATGGATGGCCGGCAACGTCAGCGTGAAGATGGACGCCGCAGGGAACATCAAACCGATCAAGCCGGAATACGGAAAAAGTGAGCGGATCGACGGCATCGTGGCCCTGACGATGGCGGTCGGCATCCACGCTGCGAAAAAGCCTCAAGAACAAGCCCCCGAAATCTTCATCATCTGACCCATGATCGCAGACGCCAACCCGCGAATCCTCTGGCTTCCGTCCGGTGACGCGGAGTCGCGGCACTGGGACTACGAAGGCGGATCGTTCGGCGGCAGCGCCCGCAACCCTGCCGGCGTGCGGGTCGACTCCGAGACGGCGATGCGTTCGACCGTCGTGCTGGCGTGCGTCCGCGTGCTGGCGACCTCGGTGGCGGGACTGCCGCTGCACCTCTACCGGCGGCAGGCTGACGGCGGCAAGACGATCGCCCGCGAGCATCCGCTCTACCGCCTGCTGCACGCCACGCCGAACGGCTGGCAGACGAGTTTTGAGTGGCGCGAGCAGTTGATGATGCACCTCTGCCTGCACGGCAACGCCTACGTCGAGATGCGGGCCGGGGCTGCCGGCTTCGCGTCGGAGTTGATCGCTCTGCACCCGAGCCGCATGAAGCCCGAGCGGATCGAGAACGGGCGGCTGCGGTATAAGTACCGCGAAGAAACCGGGGCCGAGACGGTCTACACGCAAGACCAGATCATGCACCTGCGGTGGCTGTCCGACGACGGCGTCAACGGCATGGTGCCGGTGGAACTGGCCCGCGACGCCATCGGGCTTGCTCGGGCGTGCGAGATTCACGGGGCGTCGTTCTTCGCCAACGGGGCACGGCCCGGCGTGGTCCTCGCCACCGACAACATGATCGACCCGGAGACGGCCCGCTCGCTCCGCGAAAACTGGGAGCGGGTGCATCGCGGACCGGACCGGAGCAACCGGACGGCGGTACTGACCAACGGCCTCAAGCCTGTGGAGTTCGGCGGCACGAATCAAGAGTCGCAGTTTCTGGAGACGCGGCGGTTTTCCGTCGAGGAAATCTGCCGCATCTACGGGTGCCCGCCGCACCTTGTCGGCGACCTGACCCGCTCGTCGTTTTCCAACATCGAGCAGCAGAGCCTCGACTACCTCCAGAACACGCTGCTCGGCTGGCTGCGTCGGTTCGAGTCGGCGTTTGCCCGCGACCTCATCACGGACGATTCTCTGTTCGCCGAGTTCGACGTACGCGGCCTGCTGCGTGGCGACGCCACGGCCCGCGCGTCGTACTACCAGACGCTCTGGAATCTCGGCGTGGCGAGCATCAACGAAATCCGGTCGTGGGAAAACCTCGACCCGGTGGAGGCCGGCGACACGCGGTTCGTGCAACTCAACATGACGACGCTCGACCGGGCGGCCTCGCTACCTGAGCCGACTGCGACGCTGGAGACGCCGGCTACCGAGCCGACCGCCGCGGCGGTGCCGACCGACGCGGCCCCCGGCGAGCCGCAGGCGGCAGACGTGTCGCTCAACGGATCACAAATCACGGGGCTGCTCGCGATCCTGCAGGCTGTCAGCACAGGCGTCTTTACCAAGAGCGGTGCCGCTGCAGCGGTCGCGGCAGCCTTCCCGTTCATTCCGCGGCCGCAGGTCGATGCGATCCTTGCGGGCGTGCCCGAGCCGGCGTCGCCGGTACCAGTGCCGCCGCCGCCAGCACGCTCGCAGCCCGAGTCGCGGGCCATGACGATCTCAATCGACTTCGACCGGACGTTCGCGGCCGACCCGGCCCTGTGGGGCGAGTTTGCCCGCAAGGCGGTATCGGACGGGAACACGGTGGTCATGGTCAGCCGTCGGCCAGATACGGCCGACGACCGGCAGACCGTGGCCGACACACTGGGCGAGTACGCCGACGCGTTCAGTCGGGTGCTGCTCGTCGGCGACACGCTCAAGGACGACGCCGCCAAGGCGGCCGGTGTCACCGTGGACGTGTGGGTGGACGACTCGCCGCAGTTCGTCCGCAAGTACGCCAAGCCGAGACGCAAGCGAAAGGGCAGCGATGGCGGCACGGTATGACCACATCGACTTCACGCCGCCGGCCGGCGTGCGAGCCGAAGCACAGAAGGGACTCGACTGGCGAAGCGAGTACGGCCGCGGCGGCACGGAAGTCGGCGTCGCCCGCGGTCGCGACCTGTCGAACGGAGTGAACATCAGCCCGGAGACGGCACGCCGCATGAAGGCGTACTTCGACCGGCACGAAGTCGATAAGCAGGGCGAGGGATGGTCGCCCGGCGAGGATGGGTTTCCGAGCAACGGCCGGATCGCGTGGGCCTTGTGGGGCAGCGATCCCGGCTGGGCTTGGAGTCGCAAACTGGTGGAACAGATGAACGCCGCAGACGAGGAGAACCGCAGCATGGCCGTTGAACGTCGCAGCCTGTACGAGGAGGAGAACGGCACGCTGCCGCTGCTCCGCATCGAATCGCGGGCCGCGGACGGTGCCGCCGAGTCGCAGTGGATCGTCGGCTATGCGGCCAAGTTCGGGGTCAACAGCCTCGACCTCGGTGATTTCCAAGAGCGAATTCACCCCGACGCGTTCGGCATCGTGTCCGAGCGGCGCGGCCGCAAAAAGCCGCTGGAGACGCGGGCGCTCTGGAACCATGATGCCAATTTCCCCCTCGCCCGCTACCCCGGCACGCTGCGGATGAACGTGGACGAAGTCGGCCTGCGGTACGAGTTTCCGGTGCCGAACACGACGTACGGCCGCGACCTCGCCGCCAACATCGAAGCGGGCATCGTGCGCGGCAGTTCGTTCTCGTTTCAGATCGCCCCCGGCGGTGAGGCGTGGAGCGTGGAGGAAGGCCGGTCGATCCGCACGGTGACGAAGATCGACTCGCTGATCGACGTCGGCCCGGTCACGTTTCCTGCTTACCCCGACTCCGACGCGGCCGTTGCCAAGCGGTCGTTCGACGCGTTCCGCTCCAGGCGGCTCGCCGTCGTCAGCCGGGCCGCTTCGTTCCGCGACTACCTGAGGCAGCATGGCCGCTAAATCCGGCGACGTGTGCGAGCGGTGTCGCAAGGCCCGGCTCGGCGTCGTGTCGAGTCAGTCTCGCGGCGAATACCAGACCCGCTACTTGCGGTGCGCCGCGTGCGGTGCGACGGCCAAGAGCGTCGTGCCTGCCGATGCGATCCGCCGCCGTGGTCTTACTACCTAGTAAAGACCACCGCGCGGCATCTGGATGGGTGGCGTGGGGCATCCGTAGTTTGGCAGCAGGCGGCCAGTGGTGCCGCTGTCCGAACAACAGGAGCCGCGCACGTGGACAAGATCAAGAAGCTGCTGGACGAACTCGCCGCCGTCGTCGCCGAGATGGAGACGATGACCGAGGCTCCCTCCGAGGGCGATGCCCCCGCGATGAGCGAGGAGCAGGAAGCGTCGCTCCGCAGCCTTGAAGCCCGTGCCGACAAGCTCAAGGAGCAGATCGCGTTCTGCGAGCGGCTCGCCGCCAAGGAGAAGGAGATGCGGGCGATTCTGGAGCGTGCCGCTCCCGCCGCGAAGGTCGAGACCGCCACCAAGCAGGAGACCGCCGCCGTGACCGAGACTCGCACCAAGGTGTTCGCCGTCCCGAGCCACGGCAAACTCAAGGCGTTCCGCTCGGCGGAAGCCGCCTACCGCGCCGGCCAGCACATCCGCGGCTACGTCCTCGGTGACGCCGAGGCCCGGCGGTGGTGTGCCGATCACAACGTCGAGAGCCGGGCGCAGGCCGGCGGCATCAACGCCCTCGGTGGTGTGCTGACCAGCGACGAGATGAGCACGGAAATCGTGCGACTCGTCGAGGAGTTCGGGTCGTTCCCCGCGAACGCCAAGCGGGTGTCGATGAACACTGACACCATGCTCGTCGCCCGCCGCAAGGGCGGGCTGTCGGCCCGGCCGATTGGCGAGAACGCCGCCCCCGAAACCAGCGACGTGACGTTCGACAACATCTCGCTCGTCGCAAAGTTGTGGGGCATCGACAACCGCATTCCGAACTCGCTGATGGAAGACTCCGTCATCGACCTCGCGGACGCGATGGCCGTCGAGGTGGCGCAGGCGTTTGCCGAAGCCTTCGACAACGCCGGTTGGATCGGCACCGGGGCGCTGGCCCTGTACCACGGCGTGGTCGGTGCGTCGGTGGGGATCGACGACGGCACCCACACCCGCAGCGTGGTGGGGGCCGGTTCCACACGCAACACGTTCGACACCCTCAACCTCGCCGACTTCACGAACACGGTGGCCCGCCTGCCGGTGTACGCGAGGCGGAACGCCAAGTGGTACATCAGCCCGGCCGGCTACGGTTCTTCGATGCTGCGGCTCATGGTCGCTGCCTCGGGCAACAACGTGGCCGACGTGGCCGGCGGGGCGGGGCTCCAGTTCCTCGGCTTCCCGGTGGTGCTGGCGCAGCCGCTCCAGAGCAACCTGACCGGAACGGCCAGCACGGTCGCCTGCATGTTCGGCGACCTGTCGCAAGCCGCGACGTTCGGCGAGCGGCGGGCGATCAGCATCAAGACTTCGACCGAGCGGTTCATCGAACTCGACCAGACGCTGACGTTCGCCACGACCCGCAACGCGATCGTCATCAACGACCTCGGAGACAACTCCAAGGCCGGTCCGCTCGTCGCCCTCAAGTTCGCCGCCTGACCCTGACTCAAGGAGACCCTGACCAGTGAATCACTTTGAGAACTCCCGCAGCGTTGCGTCTGGCATCGCGACCGGGTCTTCGGTTGCCGCCGGCACCGTGGCCCTGACGGTGGACACGCTGGGCTACGGCTACCTGTCGGTGGACGCGGTGTATTCCACCTGCGTCGTCGGCTCGGCCGTCGCCTCCATCTTCACGCTGGAGGCGGCCGACACGACCGCCGCGCTCGCTTCTTACACGGCGACCTACGGGTCCGTGGCGGGGGTGACCAGCGTGGCGAACACCGCGGCGGCTCAGACCTCGACCCCGACGATCATGCGGTTCGACATCGACCTGCGAGGCAAGCCGCGGTACTTCCGGTTCGCCACCGCTCCCAACGACACCAACGCCCGGGCGATCATCGTAGGCCGGCTGTCGAAGGCCGCGGACGGCCCCGACTCGGCCGACGAGAAGAACACCCGCCTCAAGTTTTCCAACTGAAAAACTTGACACCCTCCCGACACTGATGGCGGGGCAGGCATCAGACCTGCCCCGCCATTGTGTTTTTTTGGAGGCATTCATGCTGGTCAAAGTCGGCGGAACGGACGTTGAGGTGCGGGTCGAGTGCGTGCTGTCGGCTCCGCGGTTCGGCCCGCTGGCGAACGTCTTCGGCTGGATTCAGGCGTTGATGCCGCTCCACATTCGCCCGACGCTGGGGCAGGGGGCGCTATGGGGGCAGGTGCTGGCTCGCCTGCTTGACCAGTTCAAGGACACGACCGAGTACATCCTCTGCACCGACTACGACTCGTTTTGGGACCAGCGAGTGGTCGAGGAACTCATCGCCACCGCGATGGTGTTTCAGTGCGATGCCATCGCCCCGTTGCAGGTCAAACGGGAGGACGGCCGCCCGATGTTCACGCTCCTGGACACGCTCGACAATCCGCCGCCGAACGGGCAGACCGAACTGGACATGTCGTGGTTCGCCCAGCCGGTGCAGGAGGTGGACAGTGCCCACTTCGGCTGCACGGTCATTTCGACCAAGGCGCTGCGGCGAACGCTCAAGCCGTGGTTTCAGGATCAGCCGAACGAGGCTGGCGACTTCGCCGACGGTCGCACCGACGCAGACATCTGGTTCTGGAAGCAATTCAAGCGGTCGGGGAACAAGCTCTACATCTCGCCGCGAACGTGCATCGGGCACGGGGAGTACGTGGCGGTCTGGCCGGGGCAGCAACTCCAGAAGCCGGTGTACCAGTACCTCTCGGACTACCAGGCCAACGGCAAGCCGAAAACTGCATGGAGCGTACCCCAAACGTGAAAATACGTCTGACGAGAAACTACTCGACCTACAGCGTCGGAACCGTGATTGACATCGAGCCGGCGGCGCTGGCCGAACGGCTCGTTGCCGATGGCGTGGCCGTCGTTGAAAACCAACGCGACCTGTTTGTGGAGCGGGCGACTGCCGAGCCAGCCAGCGAACAGGCGGCTTTGACCCCGAGACGAGGACGCCCGCCCCGTGCAATATCGCAGCCTGAACACGACGGTTGAGCCTGCCACCGCACCGGTGACGCTCGCGGAGGCCAAGGCCCACCTGCGAGTGGACGTTTCGACCGACGACACCTACATCTCCGCGTTGGTCAACGCCGCGACCGAGTACGCGGAGACGTACACCAACGAGTGTTTCGTGCATCGCAAACTGCGGATGCGGATGGACTTTTTCCCTACGGAAATCGAACTGCCCCGCCCGCCGATGGCGACGGCCGGCACGACTACGGTGGTGACGATCACCTACACCCTCGCCAACGGCTCGACCACGACGCTTGCCGAGAGCCGCTACCGGGTGGACCGCGACTCGACGCCGGGCGTGCTGCGGTTCAACTACGGCGGTTCGTGGCCGGAACACCTCAGCGACTACAACGCCGTCACCGTGGACTGGTGGGCCGGCCGCGGGGCCGACGGCGCGGCAACTTCGCAGCGGGTCAAGAACGCGATCCTGTGGATCGTCGGCCTGTGGTACGAACGGCGCATGGCGGCCGACAACTTGCAGGCCAACGAGATTCCTTTCGGCGTCAAGGCGTTGCTCGATTCCGCAAAGTGGGGAGCCTACGGATGAGCGTCGAAGGACGGATCACGGTCGATGCCTTGTTCCACGACGCCGACGGCACGGCATCCCTCAAGGTGCTGTCGCTGGAGTCGTCGATGGCGTTCGACGCGGGAGTCGTTGCCGTGGTCAGCGGCACCGCCGGCACCGCGACCGCGGCCGTCTCGACGGCGTCGTACCGCAACGCGGCCGGGCAGACGGTGACTTTGTCCGCGACCCGGCTGGCGTTCGTGTCCGACAACGAGGCCCACTGTCAGGCGGCCGGCAACCGGCCGGCGCTGTTCACCAGCGGCGGGCAGGTGGCGGTGACGAAGATGCCCGCCGGCACGCTGTTCTACGTGTTCACGACCGCCGGCACGGCGACCTACCGGCTGCTCATGTGGGGTGAGACGTGATTGACCCCGGGCGGCTCCGCGAGCGGGTGACGATCCAGCAAGCCACCGAGACGCGGAACCGGCTCGGCGAAAGCGTGTCGTCGTGGTCTACGTTCGCGGAGCGGTGGGCGAGCGTCGAAGGCCTGTCGGGGCGCGAGGTGCTTCAGGCCGGGCAGCAGCAGACCGAGGTCACGCACCGCGTGCGGCTGCGGTACGTGGGCGGGCTCAAGGCCACGATGCGGATTCTGTGGCGCGGCCGCACGCTGGAAATCACGTCGCTCTTGGAACACAACAACCGGAGCGAACACGAACTGCTCTGCGCGGAGGCCGTGGTATGAGCATCGTTGGCGTCAGCCTGCGGGCGAACATCGCGGAACTGCGGCAGTTGCAGGACGGGCTCACGACGCTTTTCACTCCGCAAAAAAACGCCGAGACCACGGCGGCTGCGATTCGCAAAGCCGTGCGGCCCGTCTTGCAGCGGCTTGAGGAGATCACGCCGGTCGGCCCCACGGGCAACCTGAAGCGAGCGGCCGCACTCAAGGTCGTGCGGTACAACCGCGATGGCGTCGCGGTCGGCCTTGTCGGCTACCGGCGTGCCGGTGCGGCGGAATCGACGAGCGCGGCTGGCGGCTCGGTTCGCGCCAGCAAGGACCGGGCATTCCACCAGTGGTTCGTCGAGCAGGGAACGCGGGACCGGTTCGTGGGGAAACTGGCCGACAAGCCGTTCACCCGCAAGGCCCACACCCGCCGCTACCGAAACGGCACGACGGTCGAAGTGCAGCAGCATCAAGTCAAGGGGCAGGGGGCAGTCATCGCGTCGTCATTCAACCGGCTCGGCCCGTTCAAGGTGGTCAGGGCTGGCGACGGCGGCAGTGGTGGCGGCCGCGTCCAGACCGACCCCGCGTACCCGCGAGCGTTTTTCAAGAAGGGGAAAAAGGGCGAGACGGCGATCAAGATCAACGCGTCGCCGCCCGGCGGCCGCGCCGGCGTGCCGCCGCTCAAGACCGCGTGGGACCAGACCCGCCCCGCCGTGGCTGAAATACTTGTCCGCGAACTCCGCATTTCGATGGAGCAGGCTATCGCCGCCCTGCGGACGTTCGTCGGCGCCCTCGGAGACTGACAGCCATGCCCGTCCCCCGCACCCCCGAGGCCGTGCTGGCCGACACGCTCGCGGCCAGCCCCGCCACCGCCCGGCTGCTAGGCTTCCGCGTGTACCCGCTGCTGGCCCCTGAGGCGGCCCCGCTGCCGTTTGCGACGTGGAGGCGGGTGTCGGTGCAGCGGCCCGACGCCACGCTCTCAGGGCCGTCCAGCATGGCTACGGTGCAGATGGCCCTGGAACTCTACGCCGCGACCTACGAGGCGGTCCGCGAACTGGCCGACGCCTGCCGGGGCAGTCTGGATGGGTGGTACGTCCATCGGAATACTTCAGTAGACATCCGCAACGTCACGCTGATCGGCGAAACAGACGGCATCGTGACGCTTGCGGGGGGCGAAGCCCCGCCCGTGTACGCGGTCACGCAGACGTATTCCGTTTTCTGGAAGGAGACATAATCGTGAGTCAGACCCCGCACGACGGAACGGGAACGGTGCTTCGCTTCGGCGCGAGCCTCTACACGGTGACGAACATCGTCATTTCCAACACGAACCCTGCCGCGGCGGCCGACGCGAAGATCGACATCGCGCACCTCGGCCAGACGACCGGGGAGCAGGCGCTGCGGATGGACCGGCCGCTCGTCATTCCGGCCGAGGACGGCTCGTCCGGTCGGCAGATCACGTTCGACTACTACGGCCGCACGATCCTGCTGGACGGAGCAACGGGTACGGTCCTCATCACGGTTGGCGGCACGGCTCTGATCGGGGCGACCGCTGCGACCCCGGCGACGGCGTTCTTCGCCACGGTGGCGAGTGCTCAGCTCACGCTGGCGACGAACGACGTGATCCGCGGTCAGGCCGTGCTGAGCCTCGTTCGGACCGGTTCGCTGACCTGACCATGACGAGGAGTCGTCGTGGCAATTCCGATTCAGGGCTGCACCGTGACGTGGGGAACTGCCACGCTCACGGAAGTGCGAGCGGTTGAAATCGACCTGCAGCGCGGTCCGCCGCGGGGCCGCACGGTCCTGTGGACGCTCGACCTGGGGCAGATTCGCGTCCAGACCTTCGGCGTCGGGGCAGTGCCCGACTCCGACTACGGCAAGCGGAAGCGGCTCACGGTGAAGTGCCCGGTCGGCGCGGCGACGCCGATCACGCTCCATGACTCCGACTGCATCTATCAAGATCGCGGCACGCAGTTGGAGCCAAACGGCGTCGTCACGCTTGCCCTCTCGTTTAGGGTGATGGATACCGTCGGTGCCCCATCAAACCCGTAAGGAACACACCATGTCCGCGTTGACCGCTGCACAGATTCTTTCCGCCGATGACCTCGGGTTGCTCAAGGTTGCCGTGCCCGAATGGGGCGGTGACGTGTACATCCGCGTGATGAGCGTCGGAGAGCGGGACGACTACGAGCGGCTGTGGATCGGCAAGAAGGAAACAGGCATCGCCAACTTCCGCACGAAGTACCTCCAGCGGGTGCTGTGCGACGAGAACGGGGCGCTGCTGTTCACCAGCGAGCAAGTCGAGGCACTTGCGGCCAAGAGCGGCGCGGTCCTCGGCCGGCTGTTCGACAAGGCGTCGGCCCACAACGCGATGAGCGAGAAGGACGTGGTGGAACTGGGAAAATCCTGAACGTCTCTCCGACGCGGCGGTTCATGTTGCGGCTGGCCGCCCACCTGCACATGACCGCCCGCGAACTCGGAGAGCGAATGGACAGCCAGGAGTTTTCGGAATGGATTGCCTTCGACCGCTACTACTCCCCGCTGCCCGACCCGTGGCGGGAGACGTCGCTCGTTGCCACGTCGATCCTCGCCCCACACTGCAAAGAGAAGATCAAGCCCGACGCGTTTGTGCCCGTGGAAAACCCGCCACAGCACGCATCGCAGGACTTGGCGGCACTTCTGGAACTGCGGCGACAACTGGGCATGGTTGAGTAAGTCATGGCAAACGTCCTTTCACTCGCACTCAAGGTCACGGCCGACGCGTCGGGCTTGAAGCTCGACCCGGTGCAGCGTGCGCTTCAGCGACTCGGCGACCAGTCCGACGCTTTGTCGGGGCAGTTTGCCAAGTTCGCCGGCGAGTCGTCAGCAGCGGGGGAGGCACAGAAGCGATTCGCGGACAGGTCGCAAGACCTCATCAACGCGCTGCGAGATGGGAAGATCGGAGCCACGCAGTTTGCTATCGAGATGGAGCGGCTGTCGGCGGCGGCCGAAGAGGAAGCGGCAGCGTTTGAGCGAGCGGCGCAGATCACGGAGCAGAACCGCAGCGAGGCCGAGCGGTTTGCCCGGTCGCAGACCGACCTGCGGGCGCAACTCGACGCCGGCCGCATCACGCAGGAGACCTACAACCGAGCCGTCGAGGCGGCAGCGAAGAAACTGACCGACGCGGAGCGAGCCGCGGCCGGGCTTCCGCCGCGGCTCGACAAGATCGCCGACTCGGGGGAGAAGGCGACGCTCAAGTTCAACGAACTCTCGGGCGTATTCTCGGCTTTGCCCGGCCCGATTGGCAGCATCGCCGGGCGGATCAGCGGCATCACCAGTGCCGGCGAGGGGCTGGGCAGGGTGTTCTCCGGTGGGATTCAGCAGGGGGTCACGTCGCTCGGGGCGTCGATCACGGGGCTCATCAACCCGTTCACCGTCGGTGCAGCGGCGATCCTTGGTTTCGGGGCGGCGGCTTCGGCCGTGACCAACGGCTTGCTCCAGTTGGAGGACCGCGTCGAAAAACTGGGCAACACGGCAGACAAACTCGGCGTTTCATTTCAGTTCATTCAGACGCTGGAGGAATCCGCCCGCCGCAGCGGCACCAGCATCGACGCGGTCAGTGCCGCGTTTGGGCGACTGCAAAAGAACGTCCTCGGCGTGGACGAGGAGAGCAAGGCGGCAAGGAAGGCGCTGGACGAACTCGGAGTCGCTGCTGCCGACATTCAATCGCTGGAGCCGGAGGAGCAGTACCGGCTCATCGCCGAGAAAATGTCGCAGATCGAAGACCCGGCACGCCGCACCGCGACCGCGATGGCGTTGTTCGGCAAGGCCGGTGCCGACATGCTGCCGTTCTTCCGCAACCTCAACGGCTCCGCACAAGACATCGACGAAGTCGGCCGGGCTCTCACGGCCATCGACCGTCAGCGTATCGATGACTTTGGGGCGGGCATTGACCGGCTCGGCGTGGCGACGCAGGGGCTGGGGCAATCCTTGCTCCTGCCGTTCGCGGGGCTAGGGGAAGGAATCGCGAGGGCACTCGCGCAGGTCACCGGCGCCATCACGCGAATCGTGGACCCCATCGGAAAAATCCTCCAGCCGCTGCTCACCATCATCGGCACCGCGTTCGAGAATCTCGGCACCGTGATCGGCGGCCTCGGAGAGATCATCGGGGCGGTGTTCGAACCGTTTGCCACGGTTGTCGATGGTGTGTTCACGGCCGTTGAGCCGCTGTTCGACTTGTTCAAGGGCGTTGTCACGTCGCTGACGAACGCCAGCGTCGAGACGGTCAAGTGGGTCGTCTCGTTCACCCCGCTCGGCCAGATCGCGGCCAACATCGGGGCGGTCGGCGAAACGATTGGTCGCATCGTGACCATCATCGTCACCGCGTTTCAACGTGCCGGCGAGTACGTGACCGCGTTCGTCGGGCGGATCGGAGAGTTCATCGCACAGAGTCCGCTGCTCGACGCCATTGGCAGCACGATTTCGTCGGTTTTCGGGTCCATCTCCAGTGTGTTCGGCTCTATATCCAGTGCCATCGGCGGCACGGTGGGGCGGTTGCTGGCGATGGCCGAGCGGTTCCTCGGCATCAAGTCGGCGGCCGACGCGGCCGGCGAGTCTGTGTCGCAGGCCGTGGAAGTCGGACCACCCGAGTGGTTCAACGACTACGAGAAAGCGGTCGGAAAGACACGGGAACTGGTCAGCAAGGCCATCGACGAGTCTGCGAAGTTCGGGCAGGCCGGGTTCGACGCGGCTTTGCAGTTCCAAGAAGCGATCGCTGCGCTGCAGCAGCAGGCCGAAGACGGCATCCTCAACGAAGCGGCCTACGAAAAGGAAGTGCAGAAGGCGAACGCGGCGTACCAGCAGCAGATCGAAGTGATCAAGGGCGCGGCCGAGGAGTCGGAACGGCGGGCCAAGGCAGAAGCGGACAACGTCCAGGGGATCATCGACGCCTACTCGCAGCAGCAGAACATCGACCAGAACTTCGGCGGGTCCGCGGAACGGGCCAAGGCGGCCGAGAATCTTTTGTCGATTGAAAACGAGATCGCCCGCATCGAAGCGGAGCAGCAGCGTGCCCGCGAGGCCGGCGACCAGAAAGCACTCGATGCCGCCACGCAGCGGCTGGCAACGCTGGATCAAGTCGCCGCCAAGGAGCGGGACGTTGCCAGCGGTGCGGCCGCGGAGCGGGAGGCACAGCGAAAGGCCGAGGAAAAACTCCGCGACGAAACGCTGGAAAAAATTGCAAAGCAGCAGGAAGCGATCCGCAAGGTCAACGAGCAGGTCGCGGAGAAGAACACGGCGCTCGCCGAGCGGCAGTTTGAGATTGATATGGAGCGGCTCAAGGAACTCGCTGACGCACGCACCGGTGCCATCAAGATCAACGACCTTCGGGACGGCGGTATCGGTCAGTTCTTCGCCACGCTGCAAGAAGACCCGGCGCTTTCGGAAGCCAAGAAGCAGACGAAGGAACTTCAGAAGCTCCGCGAGGACATCAAGAAACTGGAAGCCACCAAGGTTGACATTCTCGCGGGGGTCGGATGAGCGTCTACAACTGGCGGGAACTTCCCCGGGTCAACACGCACAAGATCGGCGAACTGCCGAAAATGAAGCGGACGTTCGTCGTCACGCTCAACACGCCGGACACCTCGTCGTCGGCGATTTGCGACGCGCTCGGCATTTACCACGGGTCGCCGCACCCTGAAAAACTGGACATCACGTGCTCCAACATCGAGGTCAATGAAGGCTACGAGGACTCGCGGTACCACGTCGAGGTCGTCGCGGACTACGAGGAGTACCAGAAGAAAGACTCCGCAAGCGACAACACGAAACTGCCGTGGGAGCGACCGGCGAAGTGGACGTTTCAGACGCAAGGCGTCGCTGTGCCTGCCTTGTCGTATTACGACGGCAGCACGCAAAAACCGCTGGTCAATTCCGCGAACGACTTCTTTGAAGGACTGACGGTCGATGAAGCCCAGCAAAAGGTCATCATCGAATCGAACCGGCAATACTTCCCGTCGGCTATCGCAGCCGCGGTGACGAACTGCCTGAACGACGGAACGTACTTGGGCTTCGCCACGAACTGCGTGAAGGTACAAGGCATCAGCGGCGAGCAAGCAGTCGAGACGATCAAGGTGCCGAACGCCGACCAGACCGGCAGCCCGCCGCAGATCGAAGTTCAGTACTGGAAAATCAAGGCCGAACTGCTCTGCCGCCAGACCGGTTGGAATCTGCTCCTGCCGGACGTTGGGTTCAACTACATCGATGCCGGCGAGAAGAAGCGAGCATTCGTCAAGGACGAGGAAGGCCAGAAGATTGCCAGCGCGAATCCAATTGCGCTCAACGGCTCGGGCGGCATCTCAAGCGGCTTGCCTGCGATCCTGACCCGCCGAATCTACAAGCAGGTGACTATGTCCACGTACTTCGGCACGCCACCGAGTTAGCCAATAGGAGAACACTGTGCCAGACCTTCTGTATTCCATCCGCGTGACCCTCGACAAAGACGGCCTGCAGCAGTCATACGCCGCCACGGCGCAGACGTCGAGCATGGCTATCAACGGCATGATGAGCGTGACGCTCGATCTTGCCACGGCCACCGAGCAAATCTCGACCGTGACGATGACGACGCTTGGGCTGTGCGTGGCCCGGTCGCTTGTCACCGACACGACCGGCACGACGATCGTGTCGTTCGGCAGGCTCAGCGGCACGACGCTTTTTGAGAGCGTGCGGCTGGAACCGGGAGAGATGAACCTGTTCCGCATGGCCCCCGGCAACTACGCCGCCAAGGCCAACGTCAATGACGCCCGTGTACTCATCACGATCTTTGAGGACTGACGCGTGGCTGACCGCGTAACATTCGTCCCGAGCGCCGCCGAGCGAATCGCCGCGGCGGTGCGCGGCTTTGAAGCCGGTGAGCGGGACGGCTCGCCGCTGACGTTCAAGCGTCCATTGCTCTCAGGAGGCTCCGCGATGCTGAGGCTCGGCAAGACGACGAGCGCGTGGTCGAAAGGCACGACGACTACGATCGACCTTTATGAAGGCGGGACAACTGGCAGTGAAACGAAGACGGGCACGCTCGTCGGTGCGGTGAACAAGTTTGCTGCCGTGTCGAGCGGCAAGTGGGTGATGGTTGGCCGCGGCCCGCTGAACGGCTGGTACCTGATCGCGGCGGAGTGCTGATGCTCGACCTCCTCGCCCAGACCGATCCGCTCTCCGTCGGCGGCTGGCTGATCCTACTCGTGGCGCTGGGCATGTACCCGGTCGGCATCCTGCTGCCCGGGTGCTGCGGGTGCGGGGCCGCCTGCGCCCAGTGCAGCGGCTCGCTGCCGAACACCGTCACGGTCACCTTCGGCACGCTCGCGGACGAGATCGCCGGCCCGTACAACCACGAGGTCGAGTTCCTCTCGTGGTACGAGAACCCCTCCCCAGCCGAGAAAGCGCCGTCCTACGGCTACCCGTATGAATTTGGCTACCCGCACGGCTGGCCGATGTTCGCAATCGAACCCGTGAAAATGGGCAGCGGGGCCGTGGCCCGGGTCACGACCACGGGCGGCGCGGTGTTCGGCACCGAGGGGGGCATCACCGGCGTCCAGCTCCTGTCGGGCGGCTCCGGCTACGCGGAACGTGGCCGCGCGGCCCCGACGCTGACGATCACCGGCAGCGGCACCGGGGCGACGTTCACGCCCACGCTGTCGAGTAGCGGCTCGCCGGCCGTCTGGACGCTCGCGAGCGTAGCCGCGTCCGGCGGCACCGGCTACACCGACGGCGAGACGCTGACGATCACGGCGGCCGGCGGCGACACGGTCGCGAGCAAGGCCACGGCGACGCTCACGGCCAGGCGGCCGCCGACGATCACGGCCACGGCCGGCGGCACGACCGGCAGCGGCGCCACGCTCGCCGTCACGCTGGCCGAGTCGGGGGCGACGCCGACGACCTGGGTTGTCGCCTCGATCTCCGTGACCAGCGGCGGCACCGGCTACAAGGCCGGCGACCCGGTGACGCTCGCGCACGAGGGCGACGTCGTCGTCTCCGGCAGCAAGGCGGCGACCGTCACGATCAGCGACGAGCGGACGACGCCCGGGTTCGCGGTCGATGCCACCGACGCCGGCGGCACCGGGGCGAAGTTCGCCTTCACCTACGTCTACGATCCGACGTTCAACGACTGGGAGCTGACCGCGATCACGGTCACCAACGGCGGCACCGGCTACACGGCGGCTGGCGCGGTGGTGCTGACGAAGACCGCCGACACCGAGGCGACGGGGAACGATGCGGAGTGGTCCGGGACGATCGCCCTCGACTACACGGTCTCCGGCGGCGCGATCACGGGGGTCTCCGGCTGGGGCGTCCCGCTCAACGGTCTCTATGGCTGGCGGCTGGCCGGCATCGTGAACGGGGTCACGTTCAACGGGGCGACGACCTACTACCGGCCGGGCGGGCCGGCCGTCGCCGTGACCGTGACCAACGGCGGCCAGTATTACAACGAAGACCCGAGCCTGCCGCCGCGCGTCGCGACGGTCTCCACTCGCGTCTACCCGGATCGGATGGGTCCGTTCCAGCCGCCGCTTGCGTCGCACGCGCTGATCCGGCCGACGATCGACACGAACACGGCGTCGGCCACGTTCGGGCAGATCACCGCCCTGACGATCGACGCGGCCGGGGCCGGCTATACATCGCGGACGGCGTGGCTGGGGAAGCGATGTTGCCGGCCGCTGTATGACGGCAAAGCGTTTGTCCTCCAGCGGGCCACGCCGGGGGCCTTCGAGGAGCCCGACTGGTGCGTCTACGAGGGGCAATCGTGCAACGGCTGGGCGGGCCTCGGGGAGACTTACATCAGGCTCGCAATCCCGAACTACCAGACCCCGCCGACCCGCTCGGCGCTGGTGCGCGCTGGCGCTGGCGGCTACGTCTCCGTTCCGCGCGTCGCCCCGCGGCTCCCTTACATGACCGTGAACACGTTCGGCCCACCCGCCCCCTGCCGGATGTATTTCGAGTCGGCGACGCGGCTCACGGACTGCGAAACGCTGAGCCTGACGCTGGAGGCCGGCTCCACGGCCACCGCGACGGTCGTCGGCGGCGGCACCTACCAGGCCGGCGACCCGACCAAGGTTTGCCTGAGCTGCTGCACGGCCGGGGCGCCGCTCGAAATCTCAGGAACGCTCGCCTACATGGCACCGCCGGGGTCGCCGACGACGACGGCCGACACGATCTGGAAATCGGAATACGACTACTGGCAGGAGGAGGGCTACCCGTCGCCGCCCGGCACCTACGCGCTCCAGTGGGACGGACTCGCCGCGATCGGCGGGGTCACGCAGGGCCGCGGCTGGCGGTTTTATGACCCGACAACCACGATCACCGTCGGGGTGGCGTATGGCGAATGCGATCAGTGGTTCAATCAGTCCACGCGGTTCCCTGGCGCCGTGGACGAGGAGCTACTGAAGGATGTCTACCGGAACGCCTCCACGCGATATACCGGGCTTGTCCAATGGGATGACCACGTTGGCACCTGCGGCTCCGACTGCGACCGGAAATGCCTGCTGCTCGGTGTCATTTCCAACAGCGAGCGCGGGTTTTTCGCGAGCGACTACCCGACCACGACCACGCCGATCTCCTCCAACGGCACGACGGCCGACGCGGGCTACGAGGTCACAAGCGACTACTACACGACCTCGGCCCACAACTCGAACGGCGACACAAAGGCGTTCGCCTTCAATACGACGTTTCTCACGAAAGAAGTCTGCGATCGCTGCCAGTCGAGCGTCTGTAGCCTGGCCGGGAAGACGTTCTCGATCGTGAAAAACTACGGCGGCCAGACCAACCCAGCGTGGCGCGTGATCGCCACACTCACCATCACATGATCTGCGACTTCTCCGAATCCCTGATCTGTCCACGCTGCGGCTACCGCGCGCAGCACGCGAACACGTTCCGCAACTGCTCGCCGCCGCCGCGCCGCCCGCCGGTCATGGTTGGCGACGCCGTCGAGCGGCTGCTCGCGGCGGTCGGCCTGACCGCGCAGCGGATCGAGTGGTGGCTGGGCAAGCCATGCGGGTGCAGCGGCCGCAAGAAGTGGTTGAACGATGCTGGCGTGGCAGTTCAGGAGTTTGGGGCGAAGGTGGTGGAATCTGCGGCACGGTTTTACGGCATGAAGTGATATGGCAAAGCGTAGGCCACCAAAGAACAGACAGCCGGCCGTGCACAGCAGCATGGACGACGCCGAGTACGACGACGACGAGGGGCCGAACCCGGTCCCAGACGAAGATGGCAACGTGGTGTTGAGGCGATCGGCGACTCAGGGAGGAGACAAGCGTGGCAAAGACCAAGGCAATCGGAAGCCTAGCGGACGCCGTTGAAACGGCAGTGCAGAACCAGCGGCCCGGCTACACCAGTTGGTTCCACAAACTGCCCGCCGAGGCACAGGCCGAGTTCCTTGAGGCGCGGCGGCGGTTCGACCACACACGCCACCAGAAAACCGCCTACGCCCGTGCCTTGATCGCCGAGGCCAAGGCACGTGGCTGGACCACGGCAGGCGAATCCGTCCTCTGTATGTGGCTGGGGCAGTCATGAAAAAACCACTTGCCGATGCCGTCACCGACCGAGCCGCTGACGAGCAGCGGCTGGCGTCCGACGCCGAACTCGCCCGGCTGCGGTCCGAGGTGGCAAGCCTGAAAGGCCGCTACAGGGCGGCGCTCGCGCAGATCGACCGCGAGCGGGAGCGGGCCGACTCGCTGACCACGCTGCGCGGCCTGACGCCGCCGGCACGCCGGCCCGCCGGGCGCCGCAAGCCGTCGAAGCGGCACGCCGCGACGATGGTGTTCATGCTGTCGGACGTTCACTGCGAGGAGCGCGTGGACCCGGCCACCGTCAACGGAGCAAACGACTACTCACTGGAGGTGTGCGAGCGACGCCTCGCCGAACTGGAGATGCGGCTGTTCGCCATGCTCGACCACGAACGGCACTTGGCCGACATCCGACGCATCGTGGTCTGGCTGGGCGGCGATTTTATCACGGGCCACATTCACCCCGACTGCGTCGAGGTGGCACAACTCTCGCCGCCGAACGCGACGCGGTGGATCGGCACGCGGCTGCGGGGCATGATCGACGCTATCGCTGCGAACGTGGATTCAGTCGTCGTCTGCACAAACGCCGGCAATCACGGACGGTCCACCGAGAAACTCCGCATCGCCACCGAACTGGATCATTCTTGGGAGCAGATGCTCTACCACACACTCCAGCGTGAGGAGCGGAACCCGAACGTGGAGTGGCAGATTGCATCCGGTCACCTCGGCTACGTGGACCTCGACGGGTTCGTGCTGCGGACCACCCACGGTCACAGCATCCGCTACTCGCAGGGGGTCTACGGTCTGGCCCTGCCGGCCACCAAGGCCATCGCGGCATGGGACGCCAGCCGGCGGGCGGACCTGACGATCTTCGGCCACTACCACACGTGGGGCTGGCTGCGTGGCGGGCGGTACGTCAGCAACGGCTCGGTGATTGGACACTCCGCGTACTCTGTGTTCATCAAGGCCGGCGCTCACGACCGCCCATGCCAAGGACTCGTCGTGATCGACCACGGCCGGAACGAAGTGACCAAGGCCTACCCGCTGTTTTGCGACGGCGACCTGAGGAGCAAGCATGACAACGACACTCGACGAATCCAACGCCGCACTACGGGCAGCCGTCCGCGAGCGGATCGACGCCACGCCAGCCGATGACCACAAGGTGGCGCCGCGGGCGACAGAACCTAGGCACATTGTCGCAAGTTCCGAGGAAACGCAACACGACTCGGTCCTGAGCGAGACCTACGCCGAGTGGGAGCCGGGGTTTCGCCCGGTCTCGCCGGCTGAGCAGACGCTGCGTGACGCAATCGCCACGATCCGAGACCGGCACGGCAAGTACGGGCCACCTACGGAGCATTTCGCCAGGACGGCGTCGCTGGTGAACGCGGCGTTCAACACGACGTTCACGCCGGCCGACTGGGCTCTCGTCATGGTGCTCGACAAGATCGCCCGCCAGCTGGGCACCGGCCAAGCCACCGACGACGCTGCCATCGACATCGCTGGGTACGCGGCCTGCCACCAGGAGTGCCGACGTGCCTGAGCCCCTCGCCGACGCCTACCTGGCCCAGTGTGAGCAGGACGCCCGCCGGTTCTCGGGTGCGTACACGGGCACCTCGGGCACGCTCGCGGCTCATGTCATGCGGCTGCTCGCGGAGTTGAGCCGGGTCAAGGGGACGCTCGCCGTCGAGCGAGCGAGGCGTGAGCAGCACACCTGCCGCTGGGGCGACGACCCGAGTGGGCCTTACTTCTCGGACGAATTCATCAGCGGCCTGTGAGCCGGGCGGCGGATCGTCAGGTCAGCCGCGGCAGCACCTCGCTTGGAGGCGGATCGCGGTCGGTCAGCCTGCGATCGAGATACCAGCGGTGCGTTGTCCGCGGGCTGGAATGATCAAGCAGTTTCACCGGATCGCCGCCGAGGGCAGCAAAGTGGCTCGCTGACGAGCGACGCAGTTGGTGGAATCCGCACTTGCGGTCGTGGCCGAGCCCGGCGCGGGCGACCACGTCTTTGTACTTCGTCCACAGGTAGCCGGGATTCTGCGGCCATTCAAACAGCCGCCGCGTGCCGCAGGCCCGAGCGACGAGGCTGCACGTCTCGACCGACAACCGGTACACGCGGTCGCGCTTGCCGCCCTTGCGGTACTCCGCACGAACGGTCAGCACCGGCGTGAGGAAGTCGCCGGGGTGGCAGGCGAGGATGGCACCGATGCGTTCCGCCGACTCCCACAAGACCGAGATGAGCGCGGCGTACCAGACGCCGGCCGGAATCGTGCCGACGTACCCGCGGGTCGCAGTCGCGGCCCGCATCAACCCCTGAAGTTGCTCGACTGTCCACGCCGTCGGGATGCGGTCGGGCAGGGGGGCCGGCGGCACGCAGGGCCGGTCGCGGACGAGGCCGCGGTCGGCGGCGAACCGCCAGAGCGACAACAACTGCGTCCGCTCTTTTTCTGCCGTGTACGGGCTGCGGATGCTGGCCCGGTGTTCAAGGAACCGGCTGATCGTCAGGTCGGTCAGATCGTTGATCGTCGGCTCGGTGCCCAGCCATTTCCAGAAGGAGCGGATCGTGCAGCCGTAGAGTCGAGTCGTGTTGAGCGACCGGCCGCGAAGTCGAAGCGGCCGGTAGTAGTCGTTGAATAACTGTTGCAGTTTCATCGGTGTGGCTCCGAGGAAAAATCCTAGAACACACCTCCGTGCTGACGCGGGCTCCTGCCTGTAGCGGTTGCAACGATTAGCCGTGACACGGTTGGTCACTGAAAACAAATCCTGTCCCCGCCATTCGACGCCCCGTCATCCGTAGGGATGGCGGGGCGTCGCTGTCGAACCCGAAACTACAGGAACGGGAACAATGGTCAAGAAGTCCCCTGAATGGGTGAGCGTGCCCGTGGCCGCCGAGATGCTCGGGTGCAGCGACGTGTGGGTGATTCGGCTCATCCAGCGTGGCGACTTAGAAGGGTTCCGGCTTTCCGGTCGGGCGTGGGCGGTTAGCCTGCGGTCAGTTCAAAAGAACCGCGATGACTACTTCAAGCGTGACCCGACGTTGTCCGGTCGCAAGCGGTCGAAACTTGGTTGACGTGGCGGTTGCTTTTCGGTTGACCCGGTGCTAGGGTGCAGGAGAACGGGCATGCAAGGAGACGGGGCGGTGGTGTATCTCTCGATGAACGCGGCGGCGAAGCGGCTCGGCTGCTCGTCGCCCACGGTGCGGCGCGTGGCGAAGGCGAAGGGGCTCGGCATCAAGACTGAGCAGAACCGGATCGTGGCGGTGGCCGTTCACGAACTGGCTTTGCTCAAGCCGCACATCCACGAGACGAGCGGCAATCCGGTCTGGATTGCCGCGCGTGGCAAGCGGCTCAAGAAGCGGCGGGCCTGAAAACCCCTTATCTATATGGGGAAATTCGAGGGTGCCCGAAAACGGTTTTCAACGTCCCGTTTTCCCGGCAGCGGTGCGTAAGTCCTTGCGCCGCAAGGGTTTAGCGTGCCGCGAAAAAACCCGCGAAAACCTGTTTTGCCGATGCCGGTTTTCCCGGGGCCGGTCAGTATCGGTTTTTTGGGGGATACCGCGAGTGAAATTGGCCCATATAGGGTAGGGGATTTGACGCGGCGGCGATGCTGGATGGCATGCCCCGCACCCGCATCCACGTCAATCAGCACGTGATCCGCCGCAACAAGCGGGCCGGCACCGACGATCCGCCGCTGACGGTCAAGCAGGGCCGCACGAACACCTACTGCCGGTCGGTCGAAGTGCTGGGGCCGAGCCGCGTGGTCTACGCCCCCTGCAACCCGCTCTCCTGCGGGGCGCGGGTCTGGATCGAGACCGACGCCGAGGTGCGGCTGGCCGGGGTGGCCCCGCCCCCTGCCCCCTAGACCCGCGTTTTCCCCGGGGAAACAGGCCAAAAAAGATTTTTCCGAAAGCCTATTGACGCCAAAAGCCGATAGGTTATAATGCAGGGGTCAACGCGGCGGACACCGCGAGACGCCAACAACGGAGAACGAACGATGACCAGCACCGGAAACTACAACGGCATCCGCTACACCGAGGTCAACGGCGAGATTCGCATCGACAACTGCCCCGAGGCTCCGACCTTTTGGTCAATCGGTGCGATGCAGCGGTGGATCAGCAACAACATCGACTGGTGCTGCCCCCGCAACGCTGGCGGCTGATTGTTCGGCTACCCAAACCCCGCCGCACAGTGCGGCGGGGTTCCACGGACTCAAGCAACGGAGACGAGACGATGAAACTTCACCAGCAACGCGAGCGGCTGATCGACGGAATCCTCGGTGCCAGCACCGACCTCAAGTACCTGCGGTCGTCGATCCTTCGGAAGATGGCCGCCCCCTACGGCGACGGCTCGCGGTCGAACATGGTCAACGCCGAGACGGACGTTCTGCCGAGGCTGGCCGACATCATCGAGACGCTGGCCGCAACGCTTGAAGCGGTTAGCCGTGCCGAGGACGGCAAGCCTCTCAAGATCGACTTGGCGAGCAGCCAGTGGATCGACGGCGGCGATGCTCTGGCTAGCGGAGGAAGGATGGGCGGCTGATTGTTCGGATACCCGCACTGCGGACGTTCCGCAGTGCGGGCGGGACGACGGGACTTC